CAGTTGTTTGAACGAATACGGCAGTCTCTGCCACCGTCCTTAATCCACCAGCGAATCGCCTCACACGCTCCCCTGCGATCACCTGCATTAATTCGTTTATAAAACGTCGACGGGAAACACTTACCGGGACCAATGTTGTACGGACAGAATGACGCGATCCCCGCTTTCTGGGGTTCGCTCAATGGCACTTTGATGTTTTTCTCCACCCATGCCAGCGCCTTATCACGCTCAATGGCGTTGACCTGGTCGCATTTTTCCTTCGACAGTTTCATACCGGGAAAAACGGGTTTTCCATCCACCATCGTGGCCCCCCGACAGATGGTCCAGATGCCGGAACCATCGCGGTATGCCGTAGTGTGGTTACCCTCTTTTTCATCCAGAAACTGGTCGAGAATATCAGGCGCGGGCGCACCGACGGCAATCAGTGCCAGAACGGCAGCCGACAGGCCGTATCTGATTTTTGCGTTCATGGATATTTATCAGGATTTATCGGTTTCTGCCCACGGACAGGTTTATCTGTTCTGGTCAGTGACTTAAGGTTGTGATTCCGGAGGAGTCTTCAGAGAACCAGTAATTCTTCCTGGTAGCTTTCCTTTGTAGGTTATCCACACATTCTGCGCCTCTAAAATTACGGGGCGCTTTTCCGGCGACTGCTCATCCCCTTCACATAACCCGGCAGCAACATCCAGGAAGACCTGTCTGATGCTCCTTCTGGCTGCTGCCTCATAAAACTCCAGCGCGGCACCTTCAACACGGTCCAGCGAGATGTCCAGGTCAAAAATTTCACCGTCAAAGCGTTTTTTGTCCCGTAACGCTAAAGTTACCGTAACTTTATTCTCAAAATTGCGGATCCCTTTCACAATCAGTTCATAGTTTTGAGTCATTGAATTACTCTCCCCGTGCCGCCTTACGACGGTCCTCTCTGATTTTGAAATACAGGTTAGTCAGATATGTCAGCAGCCCAAACAGCAGACTCCCCAGCACGCCTATTGCCGCCCACTGAGACGGGGAAACCCTGTCCAGCAACTGCAGGAACCAGTAGCCCGTTCCCACCGCTGACGTGGTGTATGACACACCTGTTGTGATTTTTTCCATCTGGTACATACCCCGTCTCCCGTTATCCGGAAGCTGACAACAATAAAAAAGCCACCAGTTAAGTACTGATGGCTCTGATAACTCATGCAGGCGTCTCAGACGACCCACTGACACTACCGGTGAGTTTAACGATACCTTCCATTTGGCTGGCTCACTTTTTATGATGATGCCGGTGCATTTATCTCCAGCACCAGACTTTCTATCTCAACGCCATACGTTGCATTTTTGGTAATATCCGTCAGCGTCAGTGCATTTAGTCCCACTGTCAGACTGTCTTTTATGACCTGGAATGCCGGGCCAGCCACTCCATTCAGTTTCGGAGTAACCGTGGCACTGCCGGCGGTGAACACCAGCTCCAGCGTCTGCCAGTCGTTACTGTAATTCCCGAACTCGCCCAACTTTGTGTTTCCGGCTTTCTTGTGATGCATCAGATTCAGTTTGCCGTCTGTGGTCTGGGTGAAGAACGACATCAGGAACGGGTTACCAGTCCCGGTCATCGCCACGACGTCAGGTAACGCTACATCGGTATACAGATAAATTCCCAGACCGAACTGGTTGTTGGTCAGTGCGCCTGACAGTCGAAACTTACAGCTCAGTCTGCCACCCCGTGTCAGCAGGGAGACTGCGTCATCCACCGGGCGCGTCAGGGACCAGGTTTTATTGCTCTGCTTGGCGATCTTAAATACACCACCCGACAACTGAATTCCGCCATTCTTAATGCTCCAGCCCTGCGCAGCAGCGTCTCCGGCTGTCGGCAACAGGGAGATTGTGCGTATGGATGCATCTTCAGACGGCCCCGATGGCGTGTCGCCGCCGGGCGAGGGTTTGATTTCCGGTGCCTTACCACTAATGAAGGCTAAGGTGCGACCGGCTACGTTCAGAATAGCAGTTGCCATACGATCGGGAATAATGCCACGACGCGCCCATGAGCTGAAATGCGTCGGGCGATTTGATGATACCCAGTTTTTGTTCGTTCGGGATGCCGAACCGTAATAACCAGACCCGACAATATCAGGATCTTCTGACGGGTTGTTTGTCGGTGTATTAACTCCGCTACCATCGGTCATAAAGGGAACAAAATAAATCTGCTGGGATTCTTTACCTTTATATGCACCATATACCACTTCATATTGCGTACCGTGTTCTTGTTTCCACGCGTATGTCGTGTCGCCACAAATCCAGGGGACTGATGCCGGACTTCCACCGTGACACTGCGCCGCCAGCCCGGCAAGGTCAGCACGGAACTGCTGTACCATTGCAAGAAATGCTGCTGGCTGCTGGGCGTAACTGGCATTCGTCATATCGAATTCCCCCTGCATCCAGCATATCGCCAGCAAAACGTTTTTCGGGTTTTTCTGCAATGCTGCCTTCGTGCGGAAAAGCAGATCCTGATATAACGGCTTACCCACTCCCCAGCGAGCCGAATCCTGACTGGCCCCCGTGGACTCGCTGAATGTCCCCTCCGTGCCCTGGGTGAATGCCGAACCACCACGACAGCATGGTACCAGCAGGATCCCCGCGTTATTAGGGATATACGGAAGCAGTTTTTTGGCAATATGTAAGCCCTGTCCGACACAGCCGTACTGCCCTTTGCTCAGGTCAGCCCGGGGATGGTTAATCGTACTCATATCCTGAACATCATGCAGACAATGGTCAGCAGGAATGATGTCGTTAAATACGCATACTTCACCACCGGGAGTCACTGTGTTACGACGGGCCAGTTGCTTAATGCGCGGATGGGGCGCATCGTATGAATCCGGCAGCGGAAGCCCTTCACCGTAAGCCATGGCATTGGACTGCCCGGCCAGTACGATGACGTAGTACCAATCCGGCTCAGTTGCACCACTGACCACCACATCACCTTCTGCTGCAATCGCCTGCATCAGGGTATAAGGGGTTATGGCCACCGGACTACCAAACGGCTGCCAGCCCTCTTTCAGTTTATGTGTCAGCTTTTCCGCAAGATCTGACGGCGACGCCGCCCTGACAACATCATAGTGTTTAAATGCCATGGTTCTTTCCACCATCTGAAAAATGATTCTTTAAAATACCTGACATGTAATACAGAAAAAACACAAAACCATACCTTAAATAAAAACCTCATCATCAAGCAGATATGCATGGATAAACTACAAGACGAGATATAAACCACCCTGCATTTAAATAAACAATAAACAACATCAGAAAAATAATTCTGCTCTATGGTTTACAATCAAAAATATCATTTATACTTTTCAGAACATCACCAGCAAGGCATAAACAAGGAAACTAAATGAAGTGGATTGTGATTGATACAGTTATCCAGCCATCATGCGGAATATCTTTTTCAGTCATATGGAGTAAAATAAAATTAATAATCTGGTATCAATCGGATGCTTTCTTACCTCCTGAAAGTATATTTACACTGACTCACACAGGCATCATGCTCAATAACAAAGTGCTACCTGTAACCATTTACAACGTAGTACCATTCAATAAAACATTCTGGAATTTAATCAAAAACAGCCAGGAATGCCCTACAAATACAGATAACGTATTGAATGAATGCTTTAATAACCGTTGCACTCTGCAAATATGTCCTTATGGGCTAAAACAACAAAGTCCATAAGGAGTTTACTCACATCTGACAAAATCAATATAAACAGCCCCTCCGGAGAGGGGCTGGAGAGTGGCGCTATGTGCCATTGCATGGTGCCGGGTGCCTCCCGGTGAATTCAGTACCAGCACCTGAATCCGCGATTATCCCATATACCTACTCGCTGATTGCCCCTCCGCACAGGGGGATTCACCATGCCAGTTTCTTTTAACAAACTCCCCGCAAACCAGACAACAGTCAACCGCCTGAATTGTGAGACATTTAAAAAAAAGGCCCACAAAAGCGAGCCAGGGAAAATAAGTGTGGCGCGTTGTACTGGATTCGAACCAGTGACCGATTGCTTAGAAGGCAATTGCTCTGTCCGGCTGAGCTAACAACGCAGGATACAGATAATGGACCGCCTTCGGGGACCCGAACTCCGCGCAACCAGCTTCGAAAGCTGGCGCTCTTTCCTGATGAGCTAATGGCGGTATGTGATGGTGGCCCTTGCTGGATTTGAACCAGCGACCTGGCGATTATGAGTCGCTCGCTCTCACCACTGAGCTAAAGGGCCGGGTCAAAAAATAATAATCAGATGAAAATCAATAATCAAGCCCTTGCCTGGATACATATCTGTCTGGCGGGAAGCCATAATAGCGGTGAAATACAGAAATAAAGTAGGACCAGCTTGAATAACCGCATTTTTCTGCTACAGCCTGTCCATATCCATGCCGGGAACATAACATATTCACAGCAACACGCATCCGCTCTTCCAGCAACAAGCGACTGAACATGTGCCCTTCATTTTTCAGTTTTATCTTTAACAAACTCTCACTCATATGCAGGCGTAACGCAATCGCACCAAGCGTCCAGCTTGCTGATATATCTGTCTGAATTATCGCCCTGACTTTGGCACTTATACTGGATAAACATCCACTTAAAAATAATAATATCCGTTCATCTGATTCAAACAGCGACAGGCATGCCATCATAAGAAACATATCCGTGGTATCTCCGGAAAATCTCTGGCTGGTAATTAAAGCCTCAGCCAACGCAGGGTTGTTGGGTTCCAGTGACAGATAAAGCGGAACGTCAGTCAGATGAGTTCTTGTCAGCTTATGCTGAATTTCCAGATATTGACTTACTATGGAATGGTTTATATCGAAAATTTTAACTTTGCCATAATGCATAAGGAAAAGCGCCCTGATGCATTTGGTGGCCAGAACGACTGAGCCGGGCTTAAGTGACAACGTATCCTTTTCAAGAAAAATATTAATTGGGGAGCAAACCATGATAACTGAACAGACAACAACCATTATAATTTTACTTTCATTAGCAATTGGTTAGTTCAATTATAGCCCCAAAAGGTAAATTATCATCAACACATAAGCAAAGGACTGACAGGTGCCGCTAACACCCACCAGCCGCCCATTTACCACAAATAAAAAAGCCTTCAGGACTGAAGGCGTCTGTAACAACCGCACTGATAGTCTGCCAGACCCGCCATAACAAGCTGGGTCAGTATTAACTGGCAGCGTTCGCGTGAAAGGTAAGTATTCTGCGCAATCTCCCCGACTGTCGCCGGTTCGGTGACGCTTAATTCATCAAACACAACTCTGGCGGTTTCTGTCATATCCTGCTGTTTCAGCATGTCTTTTTACCCTTTCCGGTTAACGTGACACACCAATAACTCTTGCCGAAAAAGCCAGCAAGCTGAAAGACCTGTATTAATAACTACCAGCACATTTAACGCACTGCGCTACTTTGCGGGCACAAAAAACCCGCTCAGAGGCGGGGTCAAGCTATGCGGCGAAATAACCACTCTTAACAGCATACCTGATTTTTTACGTACGTAAATGCTTTGCCGTGCATATTTTTCATGCAAATGTCACGTCCTGCTATTTTTCAGTCTTATAAATTTAAAACCATAGAAAAAATCAATTATGTTTTAAAAATGGATAGGTAAAGAATAACAAGTGACACAGATTCAAACCAAAATGGAAAAGGGTGGCAACCCACAAACGCCCACTCCACATCCATGACAATCCATACACAACACCAGATAACGTGGCAAATAATACAAGTAAAGCACCACCTGAATAGTGATAAAAACCAAACAACAAAGCCGCCACAATTAATGCAACCAATGGAGACGTTACTTCTGATAGCCGTGATTGAATATACCCTCTAAATAATGATTCCTCTGCCAGAGACACAAAAAACAAATTAGCCAATATAAACTCTGGCAACCACTCAGGAAAATGAATCTCTGGCTTTAATCCACCAAAAAAAACAGCCAAAAACAGGATAAGAGGAACAGAGAGCGACAGAGCCCCCCACTTCCACAAAGACACTTCTGATTTTACTTCTTTTTTAAACAAAGAAGATGTACACAGGACTAACAAAAATGGCACCAGCGCTTTATCAAAATTAAAATACATTGTATAGGGAGTACTTTGAGGGCCAACAGTAACAGAATTTAGCACTACAGGATTGTGAAACCCTGGCCATAGATGGAAAGATAATGCTATGGCTGATAAAACTATGCCAACTTCATATATAGATTTAGCCCAGGCGTTATATTTCCAGTTGAACTTCAAAATAATAAAAAAAACGATTGTAGCAACAAAAAATAACACCGACCAATCAATAATATCATTAAGCACAGCCAGGACAACAGACACCGTCAACAATGAAAAAGCCACTACCTTATGCCAACTGAGAGTTGACAGTGACAGTACTAACACAATCCACATAAGCACTCCTTTTATTTAATGATGAAGATTGATTATCAATATTTTCAATTCACCAGGCAACATTTTATCTACCTTCCACAATACATGACCATCAAAAAATAAACATGTTAATTATAAACACGGAAAACATAACCCTCATCACTATATATCCCTACCGCATATCCATATCTAACCGGACATTCAGAGCCATAAGCATTCCTTCAATAATACCTTCCGCTTTATAAAGCCTTTTACCAATAAGCCCATCAGAACATCTATGCTTACGTGCAAGAGCCATAAATGTCATTCCACCTACGTAATAATCCACCAACAAATCGTGCAAATACTGATTATTCTTGTTTAATCGTGCCATACAACCACAAATTATCATGGCGTCATCATCAGAACACTGAGGACGTGATTTCACTTTAGTCGGGATTAATCCTTTAAAACCAGCAGCTATCGAGGGCCATGTTACATCTTCATGATTATTTGCTGCCCATGCCCCCCATCGCTCAAGAACCATCTGGATATCACGCGCCATCGTTACCACCTCTGATTTCGTAAATCTTCACGCCCAGCCGTCCACCTGGCACAGGCTGACCGCGCACAATATTGATTTCATCAAACTGCTCGTCATCAATGAGCACTTCCGCATGCGTCAGCGCATCCAGCGGTGCTTTCAGAATGTTGTCCAGGTCACGGCGGCGCTTATCCGGTGGTTCTGCAATAATTTTTATTGCCAGCCGTCCGGACAGGCTTAATTTCAGCCGCTGCTGGCGAACAATAAGCGCCACAGCCCGGCGATAACGCTCACCGGCTTTTGATACAAAATATGTGCTGCCACGACGTCGCCAGTAGGTGTTCACCGTCGGCGGGTAAGGCAAAACAAACTCTATACGCATCAGTAACCTCTTTTACCCGAGCACGCCGGTTGCAAAAGCGTGATCAAGAAAACGAAAAATTAAATCAACCTGGGAACCATGCTTTTCTTCGAACGCCAGCGGATCCGCATGAAGCTCGTTGTGATGCTCCCGACACAGCGGTAGCGTGAAAATATCGTGGGATTTTGTTCCCATTCCGCCCTGACCATGACCAATCAGATGATGAGGATCGTCCGCTGGCTTACCACAACACGCACACGGCTGTGTCTTTACCCAGCGTGTGTATTTCTCATTTACCCAGAGGCGACGTTTAGGTCGTTTCATGAAGGATTCCGGAGACTCCGGATCAACGGCAATGCTGACCACCGTCTTTTCCTGTGGTGGGTTCTGTTGCTGGTGGGTGTGAGACGGTAGCGCAATATTTTTTGTGCGCTGCTTCAGTATGCTGGTGGCGGTCTGTTCTCCCGGTATGATGTCGCTTTCACGGTATACGGAGCGGATTTTTTCCGCACGCAACCCCAGCGAAAGACGTAATACCGCTTCCGGTAGCGCGTCCGCCACCTGATTGCGGACCGCCCACCAGGATAATTCAGCCAGAGATAATTCACGCTCCTGTGCGCCATTCATTGCGTGACGGATGATGTCAATCATCCAGGCGGCCAGATTCTGTTGAGCAAGTTGATCCAGTGAATCAGATGTCTGCTCCCGCAGCTGGTTGTCGCAGTGCCAGCACAACACCATCGCGCCGGTACCGTAACGGTGAATGACGGTTTCGCTGTGATGATAATCACCGTGTAGCCACTGGCAGGATTTCACGTGACGTAATAACCAGTCAGACAGTGCACCAGCGCCACCCGCAGCACGGATCACCCGCTCATCGCTGAAAAATGGCAGTAGTGATTTATCTTCCGCCAGCGGCTGGTGAACGGCAGGTACAACCCCGGACGGCAGAGCTCGCATGCTTTTTGGTTCCGGCTCCACCAGTATTCTGCCGTTATGGAATGCTGACATTGATTCACGGCCTGGCTTAACGATAACCAGACCGAGTTCCGGTACCAGAACAGGTCGAAGTAATACCCGCACATTACCTCCAGATCCGTTGCTGGAATG